AAAGCGCATCCGCCATCACCTTCGGCGAGATGATCTTGCCGTCCGCCGTCCCCGCGCGAACCTCGGCTGCCGTGGCGAAGGTCGGAACTGCGGGCGGGTCCGGCAACGCATCAAACGCCGCGTCCACTTCGTCCTTGGTATAGGTGTCCGCCGCATCGGCAGGGGTGAAGCCGAGGGCGTCCTGCTTTCCGGCGATGGCTTGAGCCTGAGCCATCAAGGCGCCGTCGATGTCGGACAGGGCGGCGCCCAGTCCCGTCACCTCGGCCAGAGGCACATCGCCCGCCGCCCGATAGCGATCGTCGCCATCCGAGCGCCGCAGCACGTCGCCTGCAGCCCCTACGCCAAACGCCGGGCCTTCCTTGACCGCCTTGCCGCTGGTCCCCGCGAAGACCGCGAGGCGGCCATCGGTGGACGACGTAGGGCCAGTGACGAAATCCCCGCCCGCGATGGCCTCGGCCTCGTCTCGAGCCTGTTCAGCCGCAGCCTGCGCCGCTTCGGCTGCTATCCGGGCGGTGTCAGCATTGTCGGCATGGCCCGATGCGGCGCTAGCCTCAGAGGTGGCCGTCTGGGCCGCAGCCTCTGCAGCCGCGCGATCCGCCGCCACCGCCGCCTTGTCGTCGACCACAGCCTGCCGGTCAGCCGCCGTCGCCAGTGCATCGTCAGCCGTCGCCGCAGCGCTGGCGCCCGCTGCGCTCGCCGCACCTTCGGCCAGGTCCTTAGCCGCCACGCTGGCGCCCGCAGCCGCAGCCGCGTTGTCGGCGTGCCCCGCCGTCGCCAAGGTCGCCGCCTCGACCGCCGCTCTGTCGTCAGCAACAGCAGCCCGATCCGCGGCCGTCGCCAGTCGGTCGGCCGCCGTCGCATCGGCAGCGCCCGCCACCGCGGCCCGCGCCGCCTCAGCCTCGTCCCGCGCCTCACCCGCCGCCGTCGCCGCAGTCTGCGCCGCCCCAGCGTCCGAAGCCGCTGACGTGGCCGAGGTGGCCGCCGCATCAACAAACGGCTGCACCTTGGCGATCTGAGCGTCAGCAAGCCACGTCGCAAAATCGGCGTCCGTGGCGTCCTCCGGCAGCAGACCGGCGTCGATGACGATCTGCTTGGCGCTGAGGCCATCCGGCCCCTGCGTCACCACCACGCCCGGCGGCCAGCCCGCAGCGGTCTTCGGGCCGTACCACGTCCGCTCTTCGGCCCAGAAAGCCGAGGCCCCGACGGCCCCCAGCGTATTGGCCGGCGGGCCTGTCACCGTGATGACGCCCGGTATCCGCCCGGCGACGATCAGCAGCTGATTGGCAAGCTCGATCAGCTCTCCCGGCGTCATCGACATGGGCTCAGGCCTCCGGGGCGTCGAGGAAGCGGCGGGCTTCGGTCAGGCCCTGTTCGGCCAGCGCCGACACATTGCCGATCTGCACCGACGCGCCGCCGGGCGCCTGCATCTTCAGGGCGTGGTGGCCGAACTCGCTGACCAGATCGCCGCACAGGGCTTCCAGGGCCAGCGTCGCTTCCTTGGCGACGGCCGCCTGGGCGACGATCTTCTCCAGCGTCGCCGCATCCAGCTCGGCGCGGGCTTTGCGCTCTTCAGCGTCACGGGCCTTGAAAGCGGCCAGGCGGTCTTCGGGCTTCGGTTGGGTCTTGGGCATGGCAGGCGTCTCCTGTTGAAAATCGCGGTTTGGGTTCAGTTGGGCCAAGACGTTAGCTCGGCGGCGTAAAGCCCCCAGAGGCGGGCTTTTCGGATCGTCACGCCGGTCACCGGGGGGTTGTTCCAGGCGATGCTTAGGCGCAGGCGGCGCTCTCCCGTGCGGCGGCCTAGTCCCGGCAGATAGGCCGAGCGCCCTGTCGTCCAGGGTATGATGTTGGCGGGCAGCAAGAAGCCGCCCTGTGCGACGATGACGGGATCACCGCCGGCCGCGTTGACCGACTCCACGACCCAACTGACGCTGCCGTCGGCCGTCGATGATGAGACCAGCGCCTCAATCGAGGCGGCTGTCATGAACACGCCGTCTCGCATGTAATGCAGGGAGGTCTCCGCGATCACCGTCCATGTGTCCGGCTGGATGACGATTGCAGCGTCCGACCCCACGCCGGTATCAAAAGGGCGCGATAACGTCAGACCGTTGAACTGGCCTCCTCCTGGCACGCCGGGGCCGAGCGCGATGACCCCGTTTTCAGCGGTCTCCGATCCATCCGGGACAGAGGTAGGACCCGACCAGAAGCGGACCCCGCCAGACGCCTTCATCAAGGTTTTCTGGCCCTCGCCGAAAATCTTGAAGACCTTGCTGGCCGCGCTGTAGCTGATGCCGTTCCCGCCCTCGGCCGTGACGTTGAAGGTCTCGCCCAGGAAGTCGATGGCGCGAGTAACGCCGTCAATCCGCATCGAGGTGAGCCGTCCGCCAGAGCCGGCCGTCAGCGCCGCATACGCCTCGTTGCCGTTGGCGGCGGACAGGGCCAGCGCCGCCGTCGATGAAGCGTTGTTGGCCGTAGATTGCACCGCCAGCAGAGCCGCGCCGGAGGCGAAACGGCCGTCCGACCACGACTGGAGCGACAGCACCGCCGCGCCTACCGCGGCTTCTCGCGCAGCCACCGAGTCCAGGCCGACGATCGACCGCGCCGCAGCGTCGTCGGCATACGCCTCCCACTGGCCTTTCGCCGTGGCGAGACTGCCCGCGACATAGGCCGTGCTGGCTAGTCCCGTCACCGACTCCGAGATCCGGCCGTTGGTCCAGTTGCGCAGCGACACTTCGCTGTTGCTGATCGCCGTCCCCATTTGGGTGGACGAAACCAGATTGGCCGTCGCCGTGACGATCTCAGCCGTCACCTGCCCCCGGATCACCAGCGCATTGGCTGCAATGGCGTCGCCCATGGCGTTGTAGGTGGCGAAGGCGGCGTAGCTCTCCGACCGGAGCGCGTTGATCTTGGCCTCGGCCGTTATCAGGGCCTGCGCCGTGTTCAACTCATTGGCCGCATCCGCCGCAACCAGCCGGGTAGACATCTGCACCAGCGTCTCAGGCAGGCCGCCCGGCCCCACGCCCTCGACAACCGTCTCCGACTTGATCAGCGCCGTGCGCGTCACCGGGTCCAGCAGGAAGCCGAGGCCCAGGCGGTCAAGAATGTCCTCAACCTCGATCTGGCGACGCTGTTCCTCATCCAGCAGCGCCTGCGCCGCCTCGATGGCCGTCCGCAGGGCCTGCTTGGTCAGGTCGTTCAACTGCCCCCAGATCGGGCTTTCCGGCGCCAGCCCGCCCGCGATCAGGTCGGGGGCGACATACGGCCCGTATACGTACCGATCAGAGTAATTCTGGTTCCGCTGATACTGGACCGCGATGTAGTAGGTCGCGCCGGGCTGCAGGCCATCGATGGGGATGTTGGTGACGGTCGGGGGACCTTGATAGGCCTGCGTCCACGGTCCTGTTGCTGTCGGTCCGTATTCGACGATCACCGCCGTCGCAGTCTCGTTCGAAACGATCCCGCCGAGATCGAAGCCGGGAAGTTGGCCGCCGCCGGGCGCAGGCGGGCGCGGAGTTATGGTCCAGTCGCCAGGGAGCGGAGGCGAGACGGTGTTGTCTGCCGGCTGGAGAGCCGGGGCGGGCGGAGGTGCGTCGGCCTGCCCGAAGGCGAAGGCGTATTTCCCGTCGCTCTCCGAGGCGAAGGTCACGTGGATGATGTCGTTCTCAAGGTCCGGATCGACGTTGAGCACAATGCACTTCTGGCCGTTCAGGACAGCCTCAGGCACCTCGAAGGTGAAGCAGTCCCCGACTTCCAGGTCGAGATAGTGGCGCAGCGGGGCCGTGCCCCGGATGCCCTCGCGCGTGTGGGCGATCTGAAGGGCGGCCAGCTCGCGGGCCTGCTTCGACTGCGGCACGTAGTTGTAGGCCAGCCCCTTGGACCGGGTGACCGCAACGCCCTGCCCGTCCTCTTCGCGCCAGACATTCGAGGTGACCTCATCGGTAGCGACCATCTGCCAGCCGTGGGCCTCGGACCAATACTCCGGCCGGATGGTGTTGATCCGCTCCAGCAGGGAGGTGGTCGTGTCGTACTCGATGGTGCCGGCCGTATCGTCGGCCGTGATCGTGACGACGGAAGTGCGCGGCGCGGCGCGGTGCAGGCAGCTTATCTTGCCCTGGCGCTCGGCGTAGATCCCGCCGCCGGCCTGCAGGAAGCTATCGAGAACAGTGCCCTTGCTCTGGTCGGCATCCGGCCACGCGGCGCAGGCCCAGGCGTTCTCATCGAACACGTTGGCAGCTTCGACATAGCCGCCGAAGTCGATCCCGTCGGGCGTGGCGCCGATGCCCCCCACCTTCATCGAGGCGTAGGGCACGCCGTAGCGCGCAGGCGTGAAGCCTCGAGCCTCACCCTCCCAACGCCCGATGTTCCAGTTCAGGGCATGGATGTAGGCGTTGGTCGAATAGACCCAGGTCGTGGGATCATCGATGCGGCAAGGCCCGGTCCCGCCGGGGAAGGTGTCGTCGAAACGAGGGTCGTAGCAGTACAGGCCTTCGATGTAGTGGATGCCGGTCGGCACCTTGCCCTTATAGGCCGAGCGCTTCGAGTTCTCGGCGAGCGTGTACATATACGCCGCCTTGCCGCTGAGCTTATAGCTCGCGCCCCATCGGGGCATTGCGGCGCCGTTCTTGAGACCCGCGGGCGACGGCAGATAGGACGGTTCCGGCTGCAACCCGCGCTGGCGCCCGAGATACATCTCGTTGGCGTACTCGGTGTTGATCGCCTTGCCCGAAGCGTCGAACGAGACGAAAGCGTCGTCGGCCTTGAAGGCCTGCCAGCTCTTGATCGGCCCCGAAGCCGACATCACCCCGACGAAGCCAACGAACATTTTGTCGGGGCCATAGGTCGCGTTGTGGATGATGTTGCCCGCGCCGCCGACCCGCCCGAAGGCGAAGCGATTGGGCGCGTTGGGGTCAGCGTTCCATTCGATGGCCGTGCTGGACGACTTCACCTGCGGCTGGACGGCTTTAAACGCCTCGTTGGCCAGGGCCGCAGCGCCGATGATGTTGGCCGCATTGAACGCGGCAACAGCCAGCGGACCAGCAGCCACGACGGCGCTCGTCACGGCCGTGATGGCGGTGACGACCAGGGGAATGATCTGGGGCATCAGTCCTCGCGCGGATACAGGTCTTCGAAGGCGGGGAGCGTCATCGGGCCGATGATTTTCCAGGCCGCGAGGTAGGCAGAGGGGTCATCAACGCGGCAAACGGCGCCAACACCGTTGACGAAGCCGATCACCCGGCCGTTGTCGAAGGCGACGGTCAGAGCGCAGCCGAAGGCGTTCTCATCGTCGGTCTTCAGGGCGACAATGTCGCCGGGGCGCGCCATGGCGGGCGGGATCTGCCGGCCGGGGAAAGCAGCATCAACCGCTTCGATGAGCGACTTGAACCCAAGGTTGCGCATGGCACGCAGTCCACCCGCCTCGGACGTGTAGCGAAGCCCCTTGGTCAGACTGACGCGCTTGCCCAGCTTGTGGGCCGAGTGCCCAGCCAGACGGATGCAGTCGCGGTTCGCCTTGGGGTCGTAGGGCTTGCCGACAAAGCGTTCGTGGCAGGCCTTGGCAGCGGCGGCTCGCCGCTCGCCGATCGTCTTCTTCACGTGCGCCACTCCATGGTGCGGGTTGCGTTCACGACGGCCGAGACGTTCGCGTAGCCATTCTCACCCGGCCATGCGCGGGTGTGGGCTGCGTGGTTCTGGCGGTAGTCCGCGTTGGCTTCTTTCTGCAGCGACCCATCGGTGATCAGCTGCATCGTCATCGTCAGGGACTTCCCGGCGCTGATGGCCGGCTGATCGACCTGGCCGGAGAACTCCAGCTTGGGCGCGCTGACGAGAAGGCCCGAGGCGCGGTCGATGGCCCCGGACCATATCTTGACCTTCGAACCCTGGATCAGGGGCGAACCGAGAGCCGCCGCCGCGACATCGTCCTTGGGCAGCAGCCCCAGGCTGGGGCGCGTCGTCTGGTCGCCTGACCCGTTCGTGATGCCTGTGACGGACGACAGGGAGCCGTAGATCGGGTGCTCGCCGTAGTAGGCTTCCCAGCCCGCGCCGCCCGCGTCAGAAACGGAGATACCGCCATCGGTGAAGCAGATCGGGCCGTCCGGGCCAGCGATGCGGACGAGGATGCAGCGGACAGAGACAGCCTTGCGCCGCTCGGCAATGAGGCCGGCTCCCATCAGCCGCGCTCCTCGATGGTGAACGACAGCCAGACGTAACCGTCCTCACGGATGGTGAAGGCGTCGTCCTCGAGAGCGGGGAAGCCCTCTATCCACGGGTCGAACTCGACCACGTCATTGTCGAGGTGGTTGGTGCGGATCATCACCTCGAGCGGAATGGCGATGTTGCCCGAGCCGTTGGCGGTCGCGTCGGCGTCGGCCGCATAGAGCCAGCGGCGCCCCAGCGTGACGATGCTGAAGAACTGGCCCTGGCGAACGACGTAGCCAGGCGTGAGGCCCTTGAGGTTCAGGGTCGTGCCCAGCTGCAGGCCACCGTTGACCCTCGGCGTTCCGGGGTTGCCGACATCGAAGCCGGGTTGGGGCATCTTCATCAGCACGGTGTCGGAGGCCGTCATCAGCTTCCGCCAAGCTCGAGCGTCATTCGGCTCCATCGGGGGCAGATTAAAATCGACCGAAAAATGATCGCCTTTCCGCGCGTTCTTCTGGCGATTGCCGCCGACCAGCGAGGTCACGTCGTTGCTCAGCCGCATCACCGCGTAGGTAAAAGGCGCGCGCGGTTCAGGGGTGGTCGGAAGAACGTGAACCATCAGACAGAGACCTTCCGGTTGCCGACTTGCCGGTCATTGAGCGTCTGGAAGACATCGCGCTTGGTCCCTGCAGCAGCGGCCGCAACCATCGGCGCAGCGACGCCGAACGCTTCCTTCTGAGCGGTGCTGGCGACGTACGCGTTCAGGCCGTCCCGGTCGGCCGTGACGCGGATTTCGACCTTCGAGGCGATGGCCGAGGTCGCTTGGTCGCGAGCTTGGGCGTCCATGGCCGAGTAGGAACGAATAGCGTTGGTGCTGTGATCGGGGCCTTCATCGTTATCGTTGGCGAAAGACCGCCCGCCACCGCCGCCCCCAGCGATCTTCACGCCAATGGCGGCCAAGGCTGCGATGGTTGCAGCGCCCGCCGCCAGGTTCAGCGGAAACGGGAGGGAGGCAATGGCTCGAGCAACTGCGACGACGCCATGAGAGGCCGCCCGGATCGCGTTCTGGCCCAGCGTGAAGGCCGTCTCCTGCCCGCCAAGCGCCATAGCCTGAATGGCGGAGGCGAACTGATAGGCGCGATATACCTGTTCGACAGCCAGCATCGCCTTGTAGCCGTCGCTGCCCTCTCGGAAGAAGCCGCGCGCCGCTGCCGCCATATCGCCGTAGGACTGGATCTGAGCGGCTGCCTGCTCGCGGATGGCTTGTGCCTCCGTCAAGCGCCCCTCTTTCTGGGCAAGAGCGATTTCCGCCAGGCGGCTTTCATAACCGGTCATAACGGTCATGAGGTCGCCCATGGCGCGTCCCGCCTCGCCAAAGGCCGAGGCCATCCCTCGCGCGGCGTCCCGCGCCAACTCATCGATCAATCGGAGTTCGTCGGCGATTTCTCGGAGCGGCAGAGCCTCATCCACCAAGGGCATGCTCGCGCGAAGGTCTTGGATGGCAGGCCGACGAAACGCTTCCAGCTTCTGCACTTCGCGGTCAGGTCGAGCCCGCCCACCAGTACCCGACCGGGCTTCTTCTGCGTCTCCCGCCGCGGCCCTGATCCGCGCCTGACCAGAAGCGATGATGTTTTCCACCAGGCGAGATGCGACGCGATCCACGCCCGCCGACGCATCTGTCATCCCTTGTGCGAATGAGCGACCGGCCTGCGTGCCGAACTCGCGCATGGCTCCGGCATACTGGTTTCCCAGCCGTCCTATGCGTGCCTCGTCCAGCTCCGGGATCAGGCTCATGCCCATTCTGGCCGCAGCTTGATTGGCCTTTAAGATCAATCCGTTCAGCAAGCGGACGCCGCCGTTGATCATGCTCTCGATGGCGCCAAGCACGAGATTGGCAGTGGTCAAAGCCGCGTCGCCCAGGACGGCGGGGAGCATCCGCCATGTGTCGCGGATCGTGTAGAGCGCGCCCAGAAAGCCCCCTGCAATCTGCTTCGTGGTCCAGATCATCCCCCGCCAGACGGCGTCCATGGCCTCGTCCCATTTCCGAGCGAGCCAATCGATCTGATCGCCAAACACGGCGAAGAAGCCCTCTTTGATGGTCGTGCCGAGGCCGCGAAAAACATCCCCCACAGTGACGCCGGTTTCCACGCCCTCGTCCTTGAGACGTTTCATCTGGCCTTCAGTCAGACCCATGCCCGCGGTCAGGTCGCCGCTCGCCTCCCGCGCGGCGCGCGCTGACAGCGCGAAGCCACCGAAAACCACAGCGCCCGCAGCCGTGATGGCGGCAATCAGGGGCAACAACGGCGCCAGCGCGGTCCAGACGACGGCGCCGGTCGCGGCCATCGTCGCCCGGATCGACATGCCCGATCGCATGGCAGTCATTTGCAGGATTTCGAACAGCTGAGGCCCTTGTTGAAGAGCGATCATCAGCGGGTTCATGCCCATGGCGGCCGTCACGCCGATGTCAGCCATCTGACGGGAGAAGTTCAGGCCATCCTGGGCGGTCAACTGGAGCCCGGCTCCAACCCTGCCGATCTGGCTCCGGTAAGCGACCATGTGCGCGTCCTGCTGGACGAGCGTGGCGTTCAACTGTTGCAGGTGCTGACGATAAGCGATGACGTGGCTGTCTGCCTGGGACATCGCTGCCGTCACCCCCTGTTGCGCTCGCTGAAGCGCCAGCAGGTCCATTGTTCCAGCGTCGATGGTTGTAAGCGTGGGGTCCATCGCGTTGCCAAGGCCCCGCGCCGCGGCCGCCAGACTGTCCGTCGCCCGCTCGGCTGAAGCCGCCGATTGCTCGAACGAGTCCAGGCGGCGGTCTGCAATCTCCGCTTCCTGGCTCTCGATGCGGATGCCGAGGATGGCAAGGTCAGTCATGCGGCATTGCCCTCTCGCTTGGCGCGCGCAGCGATCACCGCTCTGAGGGCGGCTTTCGTGTCGGCGATGCTGGCTGGCTTCGACTTGACGCCCAGGGCGACAGCCCGAATGGCGTCATCGACGCGGCGGATCAGAAGGACATCCCACGCACTGAGAGCTGCGCAGGCTGATCGATTGAAGGCCTCGATCTCGGCGTAGCTGATCGGCGCGATGGCGGCGGCCACCGGCCTTGTACCTGAGAGCAGGGAGAAGCACCGCCAGACGTGCCTCAGCGGCTCAGGGAACGGAGGCAGGCGCGCATTTCCGGCCTGCGCCGCCTCCGCATAGGCGATCAGCTCTTTCGCGAGGCCTTCGTGAAATTTGCGCGGTCACCGATGAAGGCGCGCACCTGATCCCTGATCCAGGGGAAGCGACGATACAGGCCCTTCGCCGCGTCGGCCGAGAACGCCACCTCTTCGCCGTCGACCACGATACCCGACCAGCCGACGGTGGCCGCGGCGAACTTGTTGATGTCGTTCGTGCGGCTCATCTCTGCGGTCACGGTTTGGCCAGACCCAGCGGTCCCGCGCAGAAACTGGTTGGCATTGCGATTGTTGATCTGGGTGACGACATCGGAGTCCTCGCCCAGCAGGGTCAGGGTCACGGGAGAGCCGTCTTCCTGAAGGACCGGATTGCCCGCCGGGTCACGCAGTTCGAGCAGCGCGCCTTGGTTGGCGAGTTCCGAGGTGTCGAGGGTCGAAAGATCCATGATGGGTGTCCTGTGAAAAGGACGGCAGGCGCGACCTGCCGCTAGAGTTTATGGTGGTCAGCGATCAGGCGACGGCCGCGCCCGGCTCTTCGACGAAGACGTTCAGGCCGATGTTCGACGTGCGCTTGCGGACATCGTTGGCGCCGCCGACGTTGGTGCGGTTCCCGAAGACCGGGCCGCGGGCGTAGAAGGTCGTCGGCGTGTCGTTCTCGTCGGCCTCGTCGGCCAACACGATCTTCACGGCGTATTCGAACTTCGTCCCGGCGGCTGCGCGCAGGGCGATCTGTCCGGCATCCAGAGGGTCGTGAGCGTAGACGACCGGCAGCATCCCGTTGTCGATGGCGCCCTTTAGGTGCTGAACGCTGGGCCCCTTCAGGGGCGTGAACGTCACATCCTGGGCCTGCGGCCCGAACTCGCCGATGCTTTCGACGTTGCCGATCTCGACCCAGCCGGTCAGGGCCTTGAGGTCGGCAAGGGTGGTTTTGTCGGTGACAGGCCCGATGAACACGGTCGAGCCCTCAGACGTGCCAATGGCCATCTGGATCTCCTGTGAGGTGAGGTGTTCCGCAGCCCACGCGGGATAGGGCGGTCAGGGACGGCTAGGAGGCGGTCCAGCTGATGGTGATCGGCGTCTCGGTGGAGATATCGCCCTTGATCGGGGACGCGGCCCACGGCTCGCGGCTGATGGAAACACGGGTGCCGGGACCGAACAGCTTCAGGCCCTTGGCGAAGTGATCCATGACTTGCTTGACGGCGCGGCGCTGGACGATCAGGCCCTTGCCCTTCGGCCAGACGACCGTGACCTGAAGCAAACCCTGATCGATCCGACCCGAGGCAAGCCCCTCCCAGAAGGGCGCATTGCTGAACAGGTCCACGCGGAGGTAACGGCCGTCGGCAGGCGGGGTGAAAGTCACGTCCGGCATGGCGACCGGCATCTTCGGCGTGCCGACGTTGAGGGTCTCGCACCGGGCCAAAAGCAGGCCGGCGACGATGGCAGGATCGGCCATGGCTACCCCTTCTGTCGGGACTCGACCGAGGCCTTGGCCTTGGCGCACTCTTGATCGACCACCTGGGGCCACTGTTGCGCCGCCAAGCCGACCCAGCGGTCTCCGGGTTGGCCGCGGGCGCCGTACTCCCGCGGTCGGGCGTAGTTGGCCGTGTAGACGACGGTAATGGGCTCGCTGATCTCTGCGCCAGCGATGACCAGATTGATCGGGCCAGCATCGTAGGGAAACGCCCCGACGCCGTCCGGCTTGGCCCTTGCTGGGGGAAGGCTGCTGCCCGTCGTCGCCGTCAGGGACGCGCGGAGGAAGCCGGTATCGATCCGCAGGTTGCCGCCCGCCGCCCGCGGCGTCTGCATGATCTCAACGATGCGTTGGGCGCTGCCCCGGTAGACGGCGTCCCGGCGCTCCCTCGTCTCTTTCACCCAGTTGCTGATCGTCGCGGAGAAAGAGCCTTGAGCCATCAGATGCGACTGCGGCTGATGCCCTGCGCCATGGCGGCCATCTGCTTGACGGCCCGGTCATGGCTCTCAGCAACAGCAATGGTGATACGGCGCTCGAAACGCTTCATGTGCGGGCCTTCGATCTCGGCCGCACGAAGGGCCTTAGCAATCTCATCGCGGATAATCTCGCGGATGGTGGCTTCATCCATGGTCGTCACCTCAGGTTGGCGTAGAAGTCGATCCGATATTCGCAGTCACAGCGGCACCCGATGATCTCGTCGGCTCCCGCCCCTAAGCTCGTGTCCATCGGGAACTGGAGACGGGCGCCGGACGGACTGACGAAGGGCTCGCTGAACCGCGCGCTGTCGCCGTTCATGCTCCGGTGGGTGTGACGGACCCGAAAGTCTCCGGCCGAACGCCAGACTTTTGTCACTGTGTTCTCAGCGACCTTCCCCGAGGCGATGGCCTGCCGGAAGGCTTCGTGCTTGGCCTTCTGCATTGAGGTCATCGTCTCGACGCGGCCGATCGTCTCCCCGCGCAGCTGAAGAAGCCGACGCTCGTATGCCGTGATGGCCCTGGCGGCGATGGCCGGGTCAACCGGAACACCCTCGCGGATGGCCTTGGTAACGGAGCGATCGAAGCGCTTGTCCCTGCGCCCGCGCGTCAGATAGTGCTTCATAGCCGCGGGGTCGCCGCTGGCCAGTTCATCCTTTGCCGTGCTGACGAAGCCCGCCTGTTGCGCGGTCAAGCCAAGGACGCCGCCCTCACGCTTGCCCGTGACCCGGTTAATCCGGCCCACCACGTCCAAGGCGGCCTGCCGAGGGTTCACGCCGCGGCGCATGCTCTCCGACAGGCTGTCGCGCACCAACTGGCGCTGCTCGGTCGTGATGCGCGTGATCAGGTCTGACGACTGGCGCGAGAGCCACGTCTCGGCTTCAGGGTTTCGGCCGTTGAACCGGACCACCAGGGCGGCGCCGTCCGGCCGGCGCTTCGGCATGTTTTTGGCGGCGGCGCGGCCAGCCTCGGCATGGGCCTGGCGGGCACGCTCGGCGATCTCGTTGAAGGCCTCGGGGTCAATGTGCAGGGCGTCCAGCGCCCCTTCAATATCGTTGGCTTCAATGGCGGCTGTGACCCGCTGGATCTCGGCCATCGCGCGGAGATTGTCGAAGGCCCGGAAGAAGGCGTCAGCGACCAATCGCCCATAGCGATCCGCCAGCTCCTGGTAGAGCCGGGCCTGCGTCCGATTGGAGGGCATGGTCTAGCGCTTAAGGATCGTCATCTGAGCGCGGGCGGCTTCCGCGTTCATGTCGAAGCAGTTGTCCAGCATGTCGTGGGCCTCCTGCCTGATCTTCTCTGCCGCGTCTTGGTCGCCGGTCACCAGT